TATGTTTTCAACTTTACCTGAAGATGTGAGCGTAGATGATATTCGTAATCTGAAACGCCCGAAAATAGATGATTCGTTGGTGAGCGACCCGATTGAGGCGAGTGAGTTCGCGGATAGTATGGTGATATTTGATGATTGTGATACCATCGCAAATAAATCACACCGAAAAGAGGTTTTCAAGATTCTAGACCAGATACTCCAGACTGGACGCCATCATAAAATTAGTTGTGTTCTTACATTCCATTTACCGAGCGACCGCCAGACGACTCGCCAGATGCTAAACGAGTGTCATTTTGTAACAATATTCCCGATGTCGGTTATGACGAAGAGCACGAAATATGTGCTGGAGAATTATATTGGTATTACACCGAAGATGATGAAAGAGATAAAAAAGTTGAGTTCTCGCTGGGTCACGATTGCGAAGAACTATCCACAGGCCATTTTATCCGAGAAATGTGCTTACATTTTAGAAGACCCCGACTTGAATGATGATGATTAGGGGTAAGGATGGTTCGCGGGCTTTTGCTCCCCCACGCCCACCCAGTAACATTTTCCGTCCCACATCCCCACATTCTTCCCAAAGCAAACGGCGCAAATACAACCTAACCCATCTTCCCTTATCTTCACACACCCAGCAACCCTCTCTTCCCAAGTGTGAGGCACCTTTCTTCCAGTTTTAACATCAAACCAGCAAGACCAATCTTGTTTTTCTTCTTCTTCGTCGTCGCCGTCTCTTTCACGGATGTATTCTTCCACGTGGTCTTCACGGCACCCCTCACACCAGAAGGTTTCACCGTCGTTCGTCCAGCACTTATCGAGGTTTTCGGTATCAGGGATGGCATCTCCGCAGTCGGCGCACAGGACGACGGGTTTAGGGGCTTCGCAGTCCTCGCAAAACCAGTCGTTTTCTTGGTAGTTTCCGCAACTTTTTCTTTCTCCGCACACGGAGCATTTTTTGTAGGGATAAATGTTAGGAGCGTCGCGGTCGTCCACCATCTCGGCGATGACGTCATCGGGGACGGTGAATATGGCATCGGGGGCAAAGTCGGCAAGAAGGCTAGTCATATTGATTGTCTGGTGTGGAACTGTCATCCGCCGATAATGTGAAAATCCATTTCAATTTTTTTTGGATTGCTATGTTTTTGGACGCATCATCTAGAAAAGATGGAAATTAATAATAAAAACAAAAAGAGGATAACGAATATAAAACAAAGGAAAATCAGTATGAGTGGAATTACGACACGGGGGAATTTAAATTCATCCGACCCCTATAATTTATACTACGACATTAACGTCGTGACGGATTACGACCCGACCCTTACTGGTGATACGGCACCCGCCCTTACTTTTACTGAAACCCGTCAGAATCCTATTATCAATTATCCAGAGGACTATCTACTTTCGGTTGTGCGGTTTACACTAGATAGCCCTACACTTCCGATTTGGTCGCCTGATGTGTTGTTGGCGGCGGGGCAGAATGACCCGAATAAACTGATATATTCATTCACTATGAAAGTGGTGGATTACGCCGTTCCAGCAGCCCCCGTGACGTATTACACGACGGCGGCGGCCGGAGGCCCTACAAACTGGCAGTTTATTCCAGATGATTTGACTTTACCGGTTCCGGTTGCGCCGTTTGTGTTTCAGACCCTATCTAACCCTTACTATTATGTGTATGAGTTTTCACGAGCGTTGGCGATAATGAATAATGCGGTGAAAACGGCTTTTAATAGGATGAACGCGACGTTGACGGCGGCGCTTCAGCCGGTGATTGGAAATACCGCGGCAACCCCCGTCGCAATTTACCAGAATTACTGCCCGCAGTTTACATACGACCCCGCGGCGGAGTTATTCTCAATAAATATGCCCTTATGCCCTCCAGCGTTGGCAACCACCGCAACCCCTTATATCTATGACACTTACGACCAGAATTTACCTTTAATTAATATTGCTAATCCTGCGACTTTTACTGGACGCGTGATTTCGTTGTATATGAATACTCCCGCTTGGACGCTACTGAACTCTATACCGACGACTTTTCAAGGAAACGACGCACCGAATCTCGCTCGTGGAACCGAATACGAAATAGTGTGCTACAATAATCAATACCAGAATACTACTGGTGGAAGCAGGCCGACATTCCCCCTAATTCCAGTTTCTACTGCGACGGCATCTATCCCGCAGATTACAGTCCCGCAGGAAAACAGCACCACGATTTTATGGTCGCCGGTCCAGTCCATCGTATTTTCTACATCGCTACTACCCGTTCAAAACACGCTGTTATCAAAACCAGTCATTTTTAACTTTTGGAATGGCACCACTTCAAAACCGGTTGGTGGCAGTTCAAATAACAACGTGACGGCGCCAGTCCTTACGGATTTTGAATTACAGGGTGCGACAGGCACGAGTTCACAGGTGCGGATTACATATACGCCGACGGCGGAATATCGTATGTTGGATTTACGTGGCACTACCCCCGTGAGCGCGGTGGAAGTTTCGGTATTCTGGAAGGACAAATTTTCAAATCTTCATCGGTTTCAGTTAGGGGTCGGGTGTGTGGCGTCTATAAAGATTCTCTTTCGTCGGAAAGACTTCTACAACGCAAGAGTGGATTAAACGTTTTCGGCGAAATTGATTAGCAATTGAATCCAGAAAAAATTGAAATGAATTTTCAACTTATCGCCAGATGACAGCGTTTACACACACACGATACGACACGATGGCAAAGGACTTATTCAGCGGATTTACGCGAAAGACAGCAGAGTTTCGCGCAAAACTAGAAGACGACATACGGGCGAATATACGTGAGTTTTGCCCGATGGATGGTGAGATGATACACCGCACGGAGAGATGGATTGAGGAAGTGAAAGACACCAGACAAATCGGATACAACGACGCGGAATATGTTGACGAGGATGGGGGCGACGAGGATGACAAGAAAATAACCGATGCCGAAATGCTGGAAAAGATGATAGCGTGGCTTGATAGCGAAAGGAATCCGATGGTGGAAATGTTCGGGCAGATTCACACCCGCGACCATCCGACCATCATAGAAGAAGAGGACTATGGAAGATTGCTGGACTGGCCTTATCCTAACAGCGTGGCGGTTTGGCAATTTCAGATGCTAAACACGCTAAACGGCTACGGCTCCTACGGCCTCCACACGCCCGAGAAGGCATTCGTGGCGAATGTGCTGAATGGCGAAGTGGAGCGATGGATGACGAGGTTCGTGAAGGAATACCTACAAGGTAAAATGGAATAAGGAATAAACGACGAAATTATATATAAAAACAAAAGAATAATACTAGCATAAAACACAATTTAGTATGAGTTCAGCAGATTTCAGGAAAGTCCTCGTGGAGGACGCTCGTATGCGCGTGACTGATAGTTTGCCTTTTGGTGTGGTAAAGTCAGGACAGAATGTGACTACTCAAGTGTATCCCGCTACTTCAGCAAGTCCATCGTCCCAGACTTTTTCTATTCAGACCCCTTCAGAGGTGACGATTCTTGACCGTAATATCGTGTGGAAGTCTACTTATCGTCTGACTATCAGCGGAACTCCCGCGGCCGGCCATTATCTCGTTGATTTAGGTAATCGTGATGCTCTTGCTCCTTTGCCCCTTCATATGAGCGCAACTACCCTTCAGGTTCAGGTGAATAACAACAGCGTTTCGGTAAACATTCGTGATGTGTTGCCACAGTTGCTCCGTATGTATGGTGACGACCGTGCTCTCTCTCGCTGGAACGGTATTTGCCCCCTTGCTCCCGATACCTATAAATTGTATTCCGACCAGTTAGGAGCGAATAACAACAGCAACGGCTCGTGGGCGCAGACTGCCGATAATTCTCTTCTCTCTCGTGGCTCTTTCAGTATTGATAGACTTCAGCAGACTACCCCCGTGACTGCTAACGCAAATGCGCAACTTATCGGTGATGGTATCACCCCCCGCGTTGTTGACCTTACTTTCACTTCACTTGAACCCCTCTTTTTATCTCCCTTTCACTTTGCTAATCTCTCGGCAAATCAGATGGGGCTGTATGGGGTGACTAATATGAATTTTATTTTTAATATAGCCGCAAATGCTACCCGTTTGTGGCGTTGCGGTGCTACCGCCGCGCAGATTGCTAACTACAACGTTCAAATTGCCTCTGTTACCGGCTCATCACTTATCTTTCAGATGCTTACCCCTCACCCCTCTCAAATTCTCCCCTCGAAAAATGTGGTGGATTATGTTGATTTCCCGCGTTATTTGACTGCCTTCGCAGCCCCGATTGCGGGAGCAGGCATTAACGCAAATGCCCTCGTCCCCACCACGGTAACCCTTCCTAGCAATAACATTCAATTAAATCAGGTTCCCGATATGTTGTGTATCGTCGCCCGAAAGCCGATGACGGCGCAGACTAACCGTGATAGCGATAGTTTCTACCCCATTACTGGTATCAGTATTAACTGGAATAACCAGTCTGGTTTACTTGCTAACGCAACACAGGAGACCTTGTTTCGTATGAGCGCTAAAACTACAAACCAGACTTGGCCTGAATTTAGGGGGTATGCTAACAAATACCTCCCTCCCGCGCAAGCAGCCGGTGCTGTTTACAATTCACAGGCACAATTGGTTCAAACCGCAGGGTCTATTTTGTGTTTGCGTTTCGGACAGGATATCCCTATTGTTGAGGAATTTTATGCGGCCGGCAGTTTGGGGTCCTTTAATTTACAGTTCAATTTGACGCTTCAAAATTACGATTTGGCTGCGGGTGATGTTGAGATTTGCTTGATGTGTGTGAATAGTGGTTTGTTTATTACATCGCAGGGTGTTAGTTCCACTTACACGGGTATCCTCACGAAGTCCGACGTCCTCGCCGCGAGTGAAATGAAACCCGTGAGTGAGCGTCATCTTCGTCTTGTTGGTGGTGTTGAGAGTTCCGCCGTCACCTCGGTTGCTGACGTGGCTCCTAAAGCACAGGAGGCAATTATGGACGCGGTTTCCGCAGCAAAATCGGCACTTTCCGGTAAGGGTGGTGAGAGCGCGACGAGTGGTGGACGGATGAAATTGGCCTCTCGTTGCTAAATCCGAGAGAAATCCGAGAGAAATCAATCGTTTTTATGGTATAACTATGAAATATAGCATAAAAATAAAAATCTAGTAATGGTATAACAGAAAATATGGATACGGCTTACACTAGAAGAATTGCGTCGACGGTTGACGCGATTAATCATCGTGCGGCTCGCCACGCCCCCGCTAATTTTGTTGGTAAGGGGTATGGTTCCGACTGCGGACTTGATACACAATATCGGGATGTAATGGGTGCGGCTTACAATCAGCCTAGAAATCTCTCGCGTGTTGAGCGAGAGAATAGGGCGGAGGCGGATTTGAAGATGTTTGGTGGTGATTTTATGGAAGATTTGGGTCGGGCGTTTAGATACACTCCGGTTGGGATGATTTCGGATGCGGTTCAGGGTCGGAATAATGTTATTGCCGAGAACATTTCTGGAAGAGGATATTCCGGTATTTCTGGCGGTAATTCTGGATACGGCGGTAATTCCTATACGAAGGTTGGAGTGACGATGCCATTCCGAGAGGTGCCGGAGGCGGGTGTGATTGATTTCGCTGACCCGCTGAATGGTGAGGGGATGGCGGTAAGTGGTGGGAGAATGAAATTTCCTTTGGCGACGAAGGTTCAAGTTGGTAATATGGACGGTTCAGGAGAGCCACCGAAAGTCGGTTGCGCTTGGTATGCGTCTCTGGAGGATTTTAGGGGTGGCCGTAATCGTATGATGGAGAGTAAGAAAATCGGTCGTATGACGAAGATGCCCGATATGCCGACGGATTTGGACGACGATGAGATGAGGTTTGTTGAGGATTTGTTTTCAAGGAGTAAAGAGGGTTGCGGTTATTATGGTGGTGCGTGGTATAATGACTGGGACGATTTCGTGGGTGCGATTAAGGAAGGTTATGATGCCGTCGTGGGTGTTTGGGAAAATTACGTAAAACCAGTCTTGGATGTTGTTGGAACCCCTTTGAAGGATGCCCTAATTTCATCGGGTAATCCTTATGGTGAGGCGGGTGGTGCGTTTTTGGAGTTGTTGGGTTATGGATATGGTGAGGGCAGGGCTGGGGTTAGTGGCGGTGGCAGGGCAGGTGTGAGTGGTGGCTATGCTGTGAGCGGAGGCCGGAGCGGTGGCCGTGGTATTGGTGGAGCGGATGTTGGTGTGTTTGCGAATGCGAAACCGATAAACGCGAATTCTCTCGGATTTGACCCGAAGTTGGAAGTGGAGCAATTAAACGCTGCGACTGGCTCCACGTCATATGGAGATATGCCGACGAGCAATCCAGTCGGCTCGGGTATGGCGGTGAGTGGTGGACGAAAGAGACGTCTTGTAAAAAACGATAGTGGGGCATCGTCCGCCCCGACAAAAATGGGCGAGGGTGAATTGACTGGTGGTGCTTTACAGGATATTATGGCGGCGGTTTTGAACGGTATCGTCGCAGGAATATCAGGGGTGCCAGCAGCAGTTTCTTCGGCGGCAAAGAGACTGAAAAAGACCTATAAACGCGAAGACGTTCAGGTGGTATTGACATACCTAAAAGAGCATCCAGACGTATTGATACCGTTTTTGCCGGCAGGATGGGGAGCAGGAGCAGTTATGGGGCGTCTTTTACAGACATACTTGAATATGCCGACGAGGGAGGAGGAATGGGAGATGGTTGACGAGGCGTTGGACGCACCTCCCGTTGTGGATATGGATGGTGCGGCGAGGAGAGGAAGGGGCGTATTGAAGATAACTCACGGTGGAAAGAAAGTGTGTTCGTCAGATGGTTTTTGTGTTGGAATGGACGATTATGAAGACCCGAAAATGAAGGGAATACTTGGATTATTGGGAAGGGGCGGTTCAAAAATGGAGCGTGCTGGATTGGCGGTGAGTGGCGATAATTCTATGGGTGCGATTGTTGCCGAGAGAGGGTTCAGTAAAAAATCGCAGAAGGAGGCGGCGGCCGTGGAGGATAAGGCATCCGATAATATGTGGGACGGCGAAAAGATGGAGAATGTTGCTGGACGAAGTGGTAAGAAAATCAATAATCTTATTCTTCAGGACGCGACGAGGGGGCAAAAGGGGGTCAGCGTCGCTGGCGGTGCCGCGTCGGGTGGAGCGCATCCGTTGACGCAGACGAATAACCTAAAGGGAGTTTTTGGTGGTGGTGGAGAGAAGTCTGGAATGAAACGCAAAGGGCAGAGCAACGCATATTCGCAACTCACGAAGAAGGTGATGGCGGAGAAGGGGATGAGATTGGGCGAGGCATCGGCGTATATCAAGGCGAATGGATTGTATAAAAAAGCATAATCCGAGAGATTGAGAGATTATTATAATAGACGAAATTTGTAATAAAAACAAAAGTGTATTTCTATTATAATAAAATGAGTAATCGTCATCGTGGAACAGATTCAGACCGCGCGATGCGGAGCAGGCAAATCAGCGAAGCCCTTGGCGAAGATGCCCGAGCATCACAGAAGGCATTTTTACTGAACTTTCCTTTCGTTCAGCAGAATAAGGAGGAGTTTCTCCGACCCGACGAGTTGGATAGAAAGACGCAGTTTGAATTGAGTGGTATGTTAGATAAGATGGCATCGTCATTATCGCAGGCGGTATCAGCACTCGCAATACCAGCGGAGGCGGGTAAACTGACGCAGGGTATCAGCGAATTTCTCTCGTCATATAATCGGGCAGCGGCGTATGTGCGACTGTATGGACGCACGGGCAAATTATCAAATCGCGAGGAGCAGGCGATACAGGAGAAGTTTGACGCGGTAATACCGTCTCTCGAGCAGATATTAAACGCACACGCGGGGGGTAATCCTATTCCGGAGTTCAGGGCGGTATTGAATGCGTATGATAATATTCTCAATAATGACCTTCGTCCAGTTGACTTTTCGCCACCCCTTAATATTCCGCAACCGGCGCAACCAGCAGGCCAGCCAGCGCAACCGAATATACCGTTTGTTGGACCGCAAGCACAGAGAGCGCCCCCACAAGGCCAGCCACAACAACAACAACAACCCGCCCAGCAGGCACAAGGCCCCCCTCAACCGAATCCATTATTAATAATACCACCAGCCATATTAACTGACCCTAACATCCAAGTTGCGATGGCGTGGATGGCTCAAAACCGCGGTGTAGCCCCGCAAGAGTTACAGGACCGTTTTGCGGCGGCACAAACCCCACAGCAACGAGGGAGAGTCCTTTCGCAGTTTGTGCGTTTACAAAGGGCATTTCTCGACACTTATACCCGTGAATTAGCGGCCTATAACGCGGCACAGGGGCAAGCCCCCGCACCAGTCGGCCAGCCCGCGGGACCGCCCATCGCCCCGCAACAACCAGACCCAGTAGAAGACAGGCGACGTGAGGCGACGATAAGGAGAAATAATGGAGTAATCGCGACGTTAGAAGGAAACAGGCGAGCATTAGCACAGGCGCAGGCAGCACTCGCAGCACGACCTCGAGGGCAAGGACTTCAATATGCCGTAGATAGGGCGGAGGCGGCGGTGCGTTTATATGAGGGGAGGATGACGCGGTTTGAGATACCTAATGTGCCGTATGACGTGAATATACACGGACCAGCAGTCGCTCGTCTAGATGGCCGTGGAATGTATGGAGGTGTATCCGCGGATATGGCGGGAATGGATGAGGAGTATCTAGATTTGAAATTACACGATGGTTTCATAGAAAGAGGAAACTGGACTGGAATGATGAGAGCGCTCCAGCAGATGCCGACTCATCCTTACGGCGCGGGTATAGAAGCGGAAGAGGGTGAAGAAATGCCAGTTGCGTCGTCAACTGGTTCATCGCATCGTGTAGGATTTTATGATGACCCCGACCTAGTATCGGATGATGAGGAGCCGGAGGAGGAGATGGAGGATGATGATATGTATGACCGAGAGATGGCGGGACGCGGGCAGTTAGACGACGTCGCCGAGAGAATACAGGCGAATAGGCAGAAGTCCGAATTGAATGTGGCAAAGGGTGGAGCGAAGAATATGAAGGATATGTTGGCAAAATTGAAGAGTAAGATTAGGTGTTAATTTTGGTTTTGAAAAAAAAGTGCTTACCTTCACTTTTTTCCTTACCTTTTTAGTCGTCGTCTTCGGGGGGGAATGCTGCTGCGTGGATGGCTTGTGCTTCGTCACAGGTGATTTCGCCCGCCATCATTCTTTCGGCACAGAGGGTGAAGTGAGCGTCTTTGGCGGGGTTTGGAGGAGCGTTGTAGTATCCGGTCCATTTGATTTCTTTGATACAGCGTGCTTCGTTGTATTTTGTGACGATGAAATGCCAGTTGATAGTTTTTTCGATGGCGGGAGTGGCGATGAGTGCGAACCATTTTTCGTCATATTTATCCGAGCAAGCACGGAGGGTTTTTTGCCAGAACTCACGAGCATCATCTTCATCACCATCATACTCGTCCCATTCGTCAAACTCCTGCGAGCAGAGACGATACATATAGAGTGTAGCGGCGTTGATGGGGAGGGGTTCATTTTTTTTGGCGAGTTCTTTTTTGTAGCAGTCGGGGCAAACGAGTTTATCGTCAACCTCTTCCATATCGTCGCAACAGACGGGTTCGTGGCAGATTTCGCATTCATCTCGGTTTGCCAGTTCGCGAACTTCATCGCAGCAGTCGCCGCACAGGGGTAGTCCGGTCGATTGACTGTATTCTCGTCCTTCATATAATTCATCGGCCCAGCATACGTCACCTTCATCTTCGAATGCGTGGTGGCAGAGGTCGCATTCGTATTGCCCGTCTTCGTTCTGGTCCGTCCGGATATATTTGTATGACTCGGTCTTGTAGGTCTGAACGCGGCTATACATCGTAGTTGGTTTATCTGGTGGAGGCATATCATCAGCCGAGAGATGGAAAATCATTTCAATTTTTTTTGGAATACGA